ATTTCCTTTTCTTTTTAGACATACCGCTAACTGATAAAGCTATTGCGGTGGCTTGTTTAGGGTTTGACACTTTCTTTGATGACTTACCTACGTTTAAAGTTCCTGCACCAAATTCTTTAAATACTTTTTTCATCTTTGCCATCTTGCCTGCTTTTGTCTTGGGTGTTGACTTCATCATTTTTCCTTAACTTAATAAATCTATGGTCATGCCTACAATCATTGCACAAAGAATACTCGGTGAAGTCAAAAGGTTCACCGCATTGTTCGCAAATTGATAGTTTCATATAAAAGAAAAAGCCCAACCACGGAGAGAGTGCAGTCAGGCTTTTGTAAAATCACGTTTCTTTGAGACAGGAGTTATCCAACAAACAGTATTATAGCATGCCTATTAAGATATGTGCAACAAGATTATGCGTTTATTCGTCTTCCAGCAATTGTAAGCAAGTTATCATAAGCCATCTCTAATTGCCAGTAAAACGCTAATGGTGGTTTAGCTCCTAAGTATTTAGCATATATAGCGTCTTGTTGAGTTTTATCTAAACTATGTATGATAGCGTCTATGGTGCGTATATTAGACATGTCTTGAGAAGAACACATTTCAGTAAATGACTCACTTGTAGACTCGCCACCAGATGACATACCTATGCTTTTAGATGGATAACCTAGCTTGTGATTATCCGACTTCATCCATAGAGCCCAATCCTCAAGAATGGATAATAAACGTTCCATACTAATCATATTGACCTAACGTATAGGTTATGCTTTCTCCATAAGTTTCTTGTGTAGTTCTTTGCTGAAGGTTGTGTTTAGCATCATCTGCATTATGACTAATAACACCTTTTATTTGGTCTTCTGTAAAGTTTGCTGTGTGTCCAAATATTGTTTGTAATGGATGTGGTTGTGGGATGTAATAGTGCATAAGTCTATTATCTTTATCTTTAAATGCGTGTATATGACCTTCCATTCTCATTGTAACAAGCAAATTTTTAATAGTATTGTAATTTCCATCTACATGTGCTGCTATATCTTTTATAGCTTTAGGTTCTGTAAGATAAACTAGTATTTTATCTTTGATATTCACGATACATCCTTAATTTTACAATGCCATTTACGTTTATCATCTTGATGCCATCCATGAATGTGAATAGTCCAACCTGCCTCACGAACTGCATTTACGTTTTCATGGTCTGCTATTTTCTTTACTCTAGCTGACATATTGCTTGCAGTTGTAGTTTGAACTGCTAATACTTCTTTGCCCTTTAAAGCTAGTAAGTCTATAAAACCAAACAAGTCTTGTCTTATTCTTGCAAATGCGTTCCAATGTTCTACTATTGCTACTGTATATCCTTCTTCTCGTAATTTAGCTAAACTCAACTGCGTAGGTGATTTACTTGCCATTAAATTGACTTTCGTTAGGTTTAGATATTCCGTCTATAAATCTTTTCTCTATGTCACCGGTAGACTTATTAAGTTCGTATTCATAAGTATGTGGTGATACATCATCACTATTCTTTTTTTTACGGTGATGCGTAATAATATCTTCTATAATAAGAACATTAGCTAACTCTTCTTCAGTTAAATTAATGCCTTCTTTTTTGAATATCTTATCCCAGTTACTTTCAAACGTATCTGCGTCTACACTATAAGGTCTTGGTGCTGAACCTTTACCCATTATTTATCCTTTCTGTTGCAATATTCATATACTCTTCTGAAATTTCTATACCTATAAAGTTTCTTTTCAATTGTTTAGCTATTTTACCTGTTGTGCCACTTCCCATCATTGGGTCAAGAACTATATCATTTTCATTGCTCCAAGTAATAATATGATTATAAGCTAATTTCTCTGGAAAGATAGCTGAATGTTTGTATGCTTCTTTGTCTTTAGTAGACTTCATATAACCACAATCAATTTTCCATACATTTAATTCAATGGTTGTTGTTTTGCTAGTGTCTATTTGTTCATTGTATGTAAAGCTACCATCTGCTTTTCTAAATGATGATTTGCTTTTTCTTGTATATATTGAATTAGGGCTTTTGTCTCGTTGTATGCCGTTGAATGTTTTTGGTGTTCCTTTGCTTAATATAAACATATACTCAAAAGCATTTTGATATCTTTTAGTTTTAGGAAATGTTGGAGGAAAAGAACCTTTTTGATAAATCATTGTGTCATGTAAATTAAACCCTATATCTTTAAAATATAATGCTTGTCTAAATGACGTTCCACTTTCACTTCCCTTGATTGTTGCATCGCCTACTACCCATACAATAACACCACCTTGCCTTGTAACTCTAAATAATTCTTTTGCTATATTTTCAAAGTCAAATGTAAATCCATTATATGTTCTTAGATTATCATAAGGTGGACTAGTAACAGTTAAATCTATACTACAGTCATCTAATGTTTTAAGTTTATCTAAACAATCTCCATGCAATAAATTTATCATTTAACTGTTAAATGTCCGTTATTAAATAGCCAACCTATAGTTTTTCTATGTGCTTCTTCCCATGCTGCTATTCTATCATGCTTATCTAACATTTTGTCATTATCTATCATGTGATGGCATTGATGACATAAAAACGCTATGCGATAATCATGTCCTTTAATTCCGGTGCCTTTGCCGTCTCTTAATTGATTAGAGTGTGCAGATACAACTGTTCCATCCTCCATAGAACACATCATACATGGTGCTCCATTAGCTAACTTTAGTAGTTTAGAGTTACGATAGTTCATTAGTGATTAAACAATTTAATAATAACTTTATTAAACCATCTTCTTATCAAATAACTTCTAATAATAGATATCAATGTAAATATAAGACCAATTTGAATTGATTGATTGATAGTAATATTAAATCCAAATAATGGAAGTATATATATATTAGCAATAAAGTTAATTAAGAATCCTATAATAACATTTGCTATTGATTCAATAAATGAATTTAATCTATTTTGCATAATAATTCATGTTTAAAATAAGTCGTGATTAGGAATGTTATTAACTTCAATTACAGGTTGATTCATAGTTCGTGTAGGACAATCTTTGTATTCAAAACTAGCTGTCTCTCTGTTCTTAGATGTTGAGCCTTTAAGAATGCCTTTGCTTTCACCAACTTTACCTAGCTTTCTTGTTAGCTTCCAATCTTTTTCTCTGCTTAAACTATTAATAAAACTTAAAGCTCCTGTAGTAAGTAACACTCTAAAATCTTGTTTGTAGTATATCTCAGATACAGCATTTAAAAACTGTTTGCCAATTCCTATGCCTTGAAAGTCTGGTAATACTACCATTCTATGTATCTTCTTAAAGTTGCAACATTTAGGGTGAGGAAAGTGAGTGATTGCTGCAAACGCTATAGGAAATCCTTTATATTCTAAAGCGTAACAATGACTGCCTCTTAATATTTCATGTGTTAAATAGTGATAGTTAGCAAATGATTTCCATTCGTCAACTGACGCTGTTCTAAGTTGGAATGTAAGTTTTGGTCGTTGCCAAAGTAACCCCCTATTAAAACTTTTTGCATTCGTATCAAATATCCAATCAGGTTGTAACCATTCAATTATATCACTATGACACGATACAGCAATAAATTTATAGTTATTCTTTCTAATAAAGTTACTTACAGCTAGTGAAGTGACTTTAGCTACGTCTCTATCAACAACGCTAGTAAACTCATCAAAGATAACTGTATCATTTTTTTCTAATAACAATCGTGCTAAATCTACACGCATCTTTTGACCATTAGATAATAGATGATATGGTTTTAACCAATTTAATGGACTTGAGAAACCTACTTTAGTAAGTGACTCAATAATCTTTTCACTTGACAAACTTACATCAAAGTTATCTACAATTGATTTTGATTCGTCCCATTTATGTTCTTTAAACAAGTAAAAGTCTTTAAACTTTTCTTTAGCTATTGTTGTTTTACCTGTTCCACTTTGACCAACTATCAATCCAATATTCCAATCAAAGTTTGTTTCAAAGTTAACCATAAACTCATCTACAATTTCATCAAAACTAATGTCATACATCTTGCATATAAAATTGTTTCGTTCTGTTTTGTCAAACTTTGTTTTTTTAGTAATTACTGTCATCTTTTCTTGCACTTCAAATAAATCATTCATAGCTCTCTCCTAGTTAATAATCCCAACCCCAACCCATGGTTTGACCAAATATCTCAATTTGATGTTGATATTCTGTCATCTCACTTGTTGTAAGTTTTGTTGTTGACTTAATAAGCTCTACTGGCATGCCAGCTATTTCGGTTTGATAACGTAAAAATTTGTAACCCATAAGTTCATGTATACGGTCTTTTTCAATACCTAAGTGTTGACTTAAACTTGTATACAGTTCCCAAAGACGTTCATTTTGTTCTAAGCTGCGATTAAGTTTTGCATCTGTAACTGTAACTCTCCAACGCTTACTAAAATCTAGTTCTTTTAATTTGTGAATTAAATTCTCTAAATTGTCTTTTGTCAAATTCCATCTTAACATCATCTCTCCATCCTTTCGTTTTAAATACTTGTCCGTCTTTAGATACAGCTTTATATTGTATATCATCTCCAAACAACTTTTTACATTCTTTTATAAACTCGTTTATTGTCATGGGGCTTCTCTATAACATAAAGTTTTTTGACTAAACCAAAAGTTAAATGAACCTTCCCATTGACCATTACGATTCTTTTGCACAAACACTTTTGCATCAGGAATAATCTTAAGCTCATCATCTGAAGTTTTACCTTCTTCAACTAGCTTTTCCTTATAACGATTTCTCCATACACAAATAATATTATCGCAGAGGTTCCGAATATGGCTAGAACCCATGATATTAGTTGCGTCAGGTATCTCAGTTTCGTCTTTCATTTTTCTTGTGTGTGCCACTAAAAAAATTTGAACTTGCAGGTCTCTGGCAGTTACAGCCAGTCTGTCTGCAAAGAGTTTTTGTTTTTCTAAAGACTCCTCGCTAATATCACTCATTTTCATCAAGGAATCAACCACAAATACTTCAACACCTAATATGTGTTTTCCATAAAACATAGTGGCTATCATATCGTCTGAAGTAGTGGTTCCTGTTTGGTCGTAAACGTATAATTTATCTTTTGCTCGTTCACAAAACTTGCGTATGTAATCGTCTGTGGGCTCTGGTGAACCTAAAGTCTGATTTATCATCCGACCAATAGTTAATACAGGCCTCATTTCTAAAGAAGCAATTAAACATTTTGTATTTTGTCGCATCAAAGATAATATAACTTGTGAAAGCCACATGGATTTGCCATGTCCTGATACACCTGTAAGTATGGTTAATTCAGAATTTCTGACACGAAATCTGTCTTCTGTTTTTACCCAACCTAAAGATTTTCCTGAGTTAATCTCTTCGTTAAAGTATTTTATAACGTCATCTGTAAACAAGTCTGTTGACTTTACTTTGAACTCAGCTTGACCATAACCATCATTGTAAAATTCTTGAACTGCTGATTGAGTTACTGTGAGTTTATCAATGACTTCGCCAATGTTCATATTCCACCTTCCCAAACTTTACGAACTTGCTGCACTTCACCATCATTCCAGCGTTCTTGATTAATAAGCGTTAATGGAGCAGGTGAGAATCCTTCCTTCCATGATTTACTATCTTTCATTTTCTTAACATAACTTATAACTTCATCTGCTATTGCATCAAGATTTTTATTTGCCCATCTCTCTAAACAAGTTTTCTTATTTACTTTACGAGTTGTAGGATATAAATCCCAAAACTCAGAAAATCTATTGGTCGTTTTAACGACATATATATTCTCTTCTCTTCTCTTTATCTTCTCTATGCTAGCAGGTTGATAATCTTTTTCTAGCCAACCTCTAGTAAATAATTCATTTACTATTTTGTCAACAAAATCAATAGAGTAGTGAAGTCTAAAAGCTATTTCAAAAATATCAGGTAAAATACCATCACTTTCTGAGCCTAAACACCATAACTCTACTAAAACAGCTTTTTGTTCAAAAGATAGCTTATGAATTTCAATATCATTTATATAATCTGTACCATAAAATTTGAACCAAGTCATCTTTTTCTGATAACGTGGATTTTTAGCTTTATAAAGATTGAACTTTTCCCAATTCTTAATTTTATACATAACTCTCCTTAAAATAGACATTCTTCATATTGTGTCAAATCTAACACAGTTTTTGCTCTAGGAACGACTTTTAGCTTACAATTAGGTCTATTCTCAAGAAACCATAGAGCAGAAGCCTTGTTACTAAAGGCTCTTAGTGGTTTTCCATCAAATTCGTCTAAAATGATAAAGCGTAAGTATTCCATAGAAAAGAACACTATCATAGAAAAAAGTGCTTGTAAACTACTTTTTTGCTAGTTTTTTGCTATTTTTTGACTATTTTTTGACTAAAAAGTGTTGACAGACGTTTTTTAATCAGTAAAATGATTGTTGTAGTATTTAACTTTAGGAGAGAAAAATGAAAGGTTTTAGAGTTTATACAGCAATAGAAGATAGAGAAATTAAAGTAGGTTCAATCATTCAAGATGCTATTGTAGAAAATCATCAAATTGTAAATACTTGGAATTGGACTTGCTGGGGTGCTGGAAAGCAACGTAGAGGTAGAGGTGCTTTTAGAACTATTGAAGATGCAAAAAAAGCATTTTTAAAAGTTTGTGGTTTTAGTGAAGATAAGTTAAAATTCGTTGAAATTCAAGAAAAGGTGGCTGCGTAAGCAGTCACTTTAACCAGGAGAGAAAAATGCTTTATGACAATAAATACCAACAATTTGATTACATTGTTATTGACTCTAATAATGATGATAAAGTTGTTGCAGAGAACTTTGACTGTTTAACTCATGCAGAACTTTGGATTGAAGTGCATAAAAAAGACTATCCAAATTCATTTCTTATTACTGAGCTTGTTTAAGGAAAATATTATGAAAATTTCAACAATGGTAGTATTATCAGTATTATTTTGGGTTTATGTATGGCTTTGCTTACAAATTATGGGTAAGTTGGCAGGTGTTATATGAGTAAATATATTATTTGCTTTATGATAATTTTTATAGCATACTTTACATGGAGAATTATATGTTAGAACATATAGCAGATATTCTTAAACGATTAAATGACGAACTTAAATTAGATAACGATAAATGGGAGAGAGAACAAAATGTCACAACAACAATTTTACGACCAGGTGATGATGCAACAGCACCAACAGGAAGTATTAAACACACTCAATCAAGTAACAGGAGAGAAAAAGATGAATTATAATGAATTACGTAAGATTAACGTATCTGACCATATTGAGAAAAAGAATGGTCTATCATACTTATCATGGGCTTGGGCTGT